AACCACCCGTAAATTTTAACCAAGGCGGGGAGGTCCTCCGCCGTGGAGACGAGGACCCAGTTAAGTTTTTCATAAAAGGCGGCAACGTAACGCCGATGACTGATTACCAACAGCAGGTTGGTAAAACAGCACAAGCTTTGTTACCTACTTTTCAGCAGTTCATACCAACAACTGATCCTGAAACAGCTAAAAAAAGACTACAATCTGATATTTTATTTGATATTGCTGACACGTTCTTAGCTTTTTCCGCTCCTATGGAAGGAGAACCCTCCGGTCTAAGCGCGGTTCAAAGATTAGCTTTAGCTACTCAAAAAAAACAATTGCTTCCTAAAATACAACAACGAACTGCAAAAAGTGCAGCCGACCAAAAAACTCAAGAGACTGCAATAAAGTCAGGTGCTTTACAAGCGGCTCTAGGTCTAGAACAGGCTCGATTGAAACAAGTAGGTGCAGAAAGAGGACAAGTAATCTCAGGCTCGTATACTCTAGCTAATACAGCAAAACAACTAGCGGCAAAAAAAGAACAAGGTGTTCTTGCTAGAGATCACGAAGTAAAAATGCAACAAAGTAAATTTGGTTTACAATCACAATTAGATTCAATTAATAAAAAATTAGATTTTGGATATGACACAAAATTAGCTGAACAAAAAGGCGAGATTGAAGAATCTTTAAAAAAGATACAAGAAGCTATAGATTTGAATAAAATAAATGTGAACCAAGAAGATGCATTAGAAAAAATTAATTTACAAAATGTTGGAAAAAAAGATATTGCAGACATAAATAATATAGCAAATTTAGAAAGACTAAAACTTAGTATTGAGTCAAAAGAAGGTATAGCTGCTGCAAATAATCAAATGAAAAAAGTTATTTCTGATGAGAAAAACAAAACAAGTCTTTTAATTAATAAAAACAATATCACACAACAAAATCTAAGATTAAAATTTGATAAAGTAAGAGAAAGCAATCTAGTTGCCGACAGACAAGCCAAAAACCAACAGGCGATTTCTGAATTAGATCTTAAAAAAGTAACTGAAGCGAGAAACACACTTGAGGGACTAAGAGATTTTGAACTTAAAAAAGCTAAGGGTGAAAGAGATGACAAAAAATTAGCTTTAATTGAAAAAGAATTAAATGAAGTTAAAATAGCTGAAACACAAATTAAAAAATTTAGTGCTGAAAACAGAGCTGAGAACGATGCGGCTGTATTAGCTTATAAAAAAGATGCATTAGCAAAACTTGACGCCAGCAGAACCAGAGCAAATGATCTCAAAGAAGAATTAAATCAAATAACTAAAACTAACAATATAGTTAATCAGCAGATCAAAAAAAATGAGTTAGCTCTTAAAACTCATAAAGCACAGCTTGAGTTGTTTGGCAGTGGTGCAACAGGAAAAACATTAAATTTATTGTCCAATGCAACTCGTTATGAAGCTTACAGAGACGGTGGAAC